AAACTAACTGAAAAGAAAGTACAAGAAATTGCATTAACTAGACTCATGGATGCTTTGAATCTTCTGACACCTATCTCAATGGAAGGAGAGAAACCTAAAGATATATCTTCAATTGCGGCAAATTTATCTAGGGTTCATTCTAACCTTAGAGATAGAGATGGTGAGAGAGGTGCTAATGTCAACGTAACTATCTACTCTCCTAAGCAAAAAGAACTTAAAGACTATGAAAGTATTGAGGTAAGTGCATGAGTAGAGAAGAATATGTTAATGAAGTAAGACCTGTATTAAGAACCTTACTATCTTTTGTTTTGTACTTAAGGTTTGGTGATAGTCCTGGTAGTAACACCAGGCTTTGTGCAGATATGTTTTTAGTTGAATTTGAAAAGAATTTTAAGTTCACTGAGAAGGACAGATTATGAAAAAGACGCCGTTAGAAACCTTATGTTTATTTCGTATTTTTTGCTTTTGTTTCTTGTTCTTTCAAATAGGATGTTCATTAGGAAAAATCACAACTACAACTCCTCCAACACCTTCTGCACCTTCTCAATTAGTAACAGACATAACATTAGGAATTGATGCAGGAGAAGCACTTGTGCAAGTTATACCATCTATCTCATCTACAGTTAAAGCAGAAGTTCAGGCAGGTGCAGTTCAACTTAATTCTGCATTAGCCTGTATTCAAAATGCTGTAACTGAAAATAATGGTGCAGAACCTCAGACTGGGCTAGGTGTTACGTCGTGCATTGCATCTGTTAACATACAAGCCTCTGCTACAGCCCAAAGTTACCTTAACGATTTTAAAGCAGCGTTAAATGTTATTTTGAATTACTTTAATTTAGGTTCAAAAGATGCAGTTACATCTTTAACTCCTGCAACATTAACGTCCATAAAATCATTAACTCCGAGAGTACAAGCCTTACAGAAATGATTAACTTTCGTGAAATTCTAAGACGAAAGAATGTTGCATCTAAGACCGTTGGCAAAAATTTTTTGCCAGGTGCTATAAAGCACCAAGATCCATTAGTAATAAAAGAAATAAAAACAAAGGAAACAAAACAAATGAGTTTCAAAAGTATCTTAAAGACGGTAGGAGTAGATTTCCTGAAGGGTCTAGGAATAGCGGACTCTGTTGCAACTGTGATTACTCCAGTATTAGGTCCAGTGTTAGGACCATCTGCATCAGAACTTCTGCAACTTTTCCTAAAAGGAATCTCAGGTGCTGAGGTACTTATCACAGGCGCACAGCAAGGTGCGGCCAAGAAGGAAACGGCAGGGACGATTATCACTGCTGAAATTCCGACTTTGGATTCTATCATTGCATCATTAGGATCTAATGTTGTAGTCCCTGCAAATCTTCAAGCTGCTATTGGTCCAGGAATTGATGGTGCTGTAGCTTTAGTTAATGCAATCACTCAAATTTTGGAAGGTTTATCTGCTAAAGGTACGGATGCAGTTGTTCCCATATCTGCTAAACAAGCAACTACATTGAAATAAAAAGTTTCCTAGCTTTCGTTGAAGTTAGCTAGGGTGCGGCCGAGATTTTATTAGTTGATCGAGAAGTGGGGTCATAATACAAATCTCTATTCCTTCGGGATCAAGTTAATAGATAACGGAGGAAGGGAAAAAGACTCGTCGTGAGATGATTCTTAACTCCCGCACAAAGAAATGACGGGAAGTAAAGGTAGAAGGGAAGTAAATGAAAGAATTTACCAAGGATGAAGCTAGAGAATTTCTACAAAAATTAACTACTTTTGGAGATGATGGTAGTGGTGCACATTTTGATGTTGAATCTGACGTAGAAGCTGCAAAGGAAGGTAGAAAATATGGCACTTAGCGGAATCTGCATCATAACTTCAGCAGTAATGTTTGCAATTGGAGCATGGAGTAGATGGTGGGTAATAGGTGCAGCTACGCCGTTTACTCCATCCTTTATTTCTGCTGGTTTATTCTTCTGGGTAATTAGTACTCTTGTAAAGTAATTTAGCATTTTTCACAAAAGAAATCCTTAACGTCGTCGAGACATAAAGGAAATGGGACTCACCACCTGGCGACCTACCTCGAAGCAAGAGGAATTTCTCTCACTCCCTGACTCTATCTTCGAAGCTCTCTTTGGAGGTCAAGCTGGAGGTGGTAAATCTGAAGTACTTCTAAACTTACCACTAACTAGAGAATTTTATTCAGCTCCTCGTTTCAAAGGACTTATCCTCAGACGTACTCTCCCTGAACTAGAACGTGAGATTATTCTACGTTCTCAATCTGACGGATTATATAAAGCATGTGGTGGTGATTATCAGGATCAAAAGAAACGCTGGAAATTCCCTTCAGGAGCTATAGTACAATTTGGTCACTTAGAACACGAAACTGACGTAAAAATTTATGATACTGCTGAGTATAATTACATTGGATGGGATGAAGTTACTTCTTTTACTCCTTACATGTATGAGTATCTTACTTTTAGCAGGTGTCGTACTTCTGATGAAAATTTACCTACGATTGTCAGATCTGGTACGAATCCAGGAGGAGTATCACATAATTATTTTCGAAAACGTTTTGTAGAGCCATTTAGGGAAGGTGGGAAGTTAATTAAGGAGTTTAGGACCATTAACTCTAGAACAACGGAAACTAAGTTAATCTTTATTAAATCTAGAGCTACAGACAATGATTATTTAATGAAATCTGATCCTGGTTATTTAGACAGGATGCAAAGGTTACCTGAAGCTGAAAGGATAGCAAAGGCTGAAGGTGATTGGTGGATTTATTCAGGACAAGTATTTGAGGACTTTAGAGAAACTAAATTATCTTCGGAAGCATCTAATGCATTACACGTAATTCCTTCTTTTCAAATTCCATATTTCTGGCCTAAAGTATTATCAATTGATTGGGGTTATTCAGCAATGACCCACGCCATATTTTCTGCAATAAATCCTTTACCTTCTGAAGCTTTTCCTGCGAAAGTTTATATTTATAAAGAATATGCGGCAAAGAAGGAAAAGATATCATTATGGGCATCTAACTTGAAAGTAATGGCTTATGGTGAAGATTTAAGGGACGTAGTATTAGATCCATCAGCATTTGGCATAAGAGGTGATGAAAAGACTATTGCAGAACAATTTGCTGATTCTTTCGGACGTGAGGCACGAAGAGCTGATAATGATCGTATAGGTGGAAAGTTATTAGTTCAAGAATATTTACGTTGGAAATATAATGAGAAGAGGCAATTGCCAACAGGAAGGTATGATCACGACGTAGCACTAAGAATTAGAAGGACTCACGGTGAGGAAGGTCTAAGAGAATATGAAAGAACCTTTCTTTTAGATGAAGATGAAGGATTTCTGCCTAAGTTACAAATCTTTGATACTTGTAAAGAGCTTATTAATTGTTTACCTCTTTGCATTTATGATAAGAATAAAGTTGAAGACGTAGAAGAATTTGATGGTGATGATCCGTATGATAACTTGCGTTACAATTTAAAAGCATGTCAGAATCTTCTAGTAACAGGCACTTCTTCAGCATTGCAAGAGGAGCAACGTGTTCAAGTATTGAACGCCTTGGCCAAGACTCAAAACATGACGGCTTTTTATATGAATATGAATAATCTAGAATCTAAAGAACGTAGGTCTAATCAACCTATATCACGGAGGCGTTATGGATCACGAAGACGTGTTGCATAATCATGTTATCTTTGATAAAATTAAAGCAAATGAATTGTTAAAAAGGAGATATAATTCTTCTCAGGAAACTTCTATTAATGCTTCAATAGCCGCACAGAGAAACAATACAAATTCTAACGAAGCAAATTGGAAATTTATTGCACAGGAAAGATTACAAATGATGGAGCAGCTTCGTGATGAAATGCACAATTGGCAAGAGACTTATGAAAAAGAAAGAGTTAGATGTGAATTATTAACTAAAATGTTAACTCGTAGTCTTTCAGAAGTAACTGTAGTTGGAAAAGAATATGATGCACCAACTGAAATTAAACATACAGTCAATCCAGTTACTGCAGTAAGAAAAGGAAATTTCTTTAAGCAACGAAGGAATTTAGAAAGAATGTATTCAGCACACGATGCTGGAGTAAATTTAAAAGAAAAGGAAAATAACGAAAATGCCAGCAGTTAAAGGTCCATCAATTCCAAACGGTTTCACAGGTCCCTGGGCAATGTCCTTGGAACAGTTGAAAACATTTGGTCCTCAGACGTCACCTCCGATTAACATTCCTCCTAACTTCTGGACAGGTCCAGGACAGGGTAAAGCAGAATTTTATCCTTATATGTCCACGACTCAAGGTCAGACGGACGGGCAGGGAAACTTCATCACCTTTGAATCTTATGTAGAAAACTTCGCAGGAACAGGTGGAGGATTTCTCGGTGATCCAACGAAAGCTTCTGCATTTTCTCCTGTATCTTTCGTTCCTAAAGGACAGACAGGTGAAACTGTCTTCTATCCTAACGTTCTTGCTGCAGATAATGCTGCTTGGGATACTAATCCCGAGTTTAAGGTAGCATCTGCTCCTGTTGCAACTGTTACTCCTGCTAATTCTATTGCACTAGCAAACGAAGCTATTGCATTGATTAAGAGGGCAGTTCCTGGTTCTGCTTAGTCTTATGCGTTTGTTTTTAATTTTCGCGTCCTTGGTGGTGATTAGTGTAAAGGCACAGTCACCACCTTGTACTAGTACTAATCCGTGTATAGTAATTTATACTGGACAGTTACCTACAGGTGCATCTGCTTCAGGTACACAGTATATTGGCCTAGCACATCTAGGATCCAATATTGTATTTGTTCCAGCAGCCGCACCAGTAACAGTAGGCAGTTTATCTTGTTCTGCATTTACATTTAATATTCCACAAGTTTTTGTTAATCAAACTGGAAATTCTATAACTACAAATTTAGTTGCACAAGGAATGTATCATGTTGCTAGAAATGGAATTATTCAAAGTCTAACTGTTGACTATACAGTTAATGGACAAATTATAACTTTTGTAACTCCTTTAAATAATGATATAATTCAAGTATGGTAAATAATTTTAAATCACGTCAAGAGCGTAGAATGGAAAGAGCACTTGATGAGAAATTTAAAAAAGTTCATTTTAATCTTAGATTTAGACGAAAACTTGAGGAAAAATCTTTAATTCCATCAACATGGCCAGCTTTAGAAGAACATATGAGACTTTTTATTACACCTGGAATTTGTTTGAGAAAAGATTTAAAAGGATATAAATCAGAAAATGTTAGACCTAAAATTCACTAAACTACCATCATCAAGACATTACCTTCTAGGAGCATGTATGATGCACGTTGAAGGTGCATATTCTACAGTATCACGTTCATTTTTACATTGCAATCCTGGAAATATAATGGACGACGAGCATCAGGAAAGAACTTATCCAACACATTTAGCAGGATATGAAGCATTAGTAACTGATATTTGTGCAAATATAGGATCTGAAATTGGAAAATTCATTGCAAAGTATGCTCCACCAGTTGAGAATAATACTTCATTTTATCTTCAAGAAGTATGTGAATTAACAGGATTTGCAGCAACAGATTTAATCTAGGAGACATTATGTTCAAGAAACCGTCAGTACACATGCCAATGAATTTAGAATCCGCTGGAATGCCCAAAGGTATTAAGAGTCCTTCTGTGTCAAATTCTAATAAGAAACAGAAATTCAATAATGCGTTCAAGAAAAAGAAATCTGGCAGTGGTAACATGATGAGAAATTTAGTTAAGAGTTTCTAGGTTAAATGGCAAAGAAACAAAAAGTAGACGAAGAATTACAAAAGTCTCTTAAGGATATAGTAGTCCTGTGTGAGAAAGAGGATGAGCATCTTCGTCGTGCTCAGGTTAAAACTTGGAAGAAGAATGAAGAATTCTGGCATGGAGTACAGTATCTTTTCTGGAATGAAAGAGATCAAACGTGGATTTCTCCTGTATCTGGTGCGGCTCCCAATTTAGGATATAGTGAAGAGGAACAAGCGGAAATTGGACCATTTTATGATTTTGTAATTGACATTTTTTCAGGCCACGGACAGTCAGTTATCTCAGCACTAAGTTCTCAATTACCTGCAATTAAATTTATTCCTGATAATGCTGACGATGATGAAGATATTGATACTGCTAAGACTTATGATAAAATTGCAGAACTTGTAGCTCGCCATAATAATGCAAAACTAAAATTTATTCAGACTCTTTTCTTCTGCTGGATCAATGGGTTAGTTGCTGGTTATCGTTACGTTGATACAGATAAGAAATATGGAGTTTATAAAGTTCCAGTATTTGAAAATCAAAAAGTTCCTGGTGCTTTAACTTGTCCGAATTGTGGTGCGGAATTAGATGAAGGAGGTGATCCTAGTGTAACAGACGCTATGGTCAGCATGGGTGATCCTGAATCGTTAACTCCTCCCAAAGATAAATTTCCCAAAGATAAATTTCCCAAAGAATCTCCCGCACCACAAAATTTAGAAGGAGAAGAAGATGATTCAGAAAAAATTGAAGGGGCTGAAGGAACACAGGAAGACGGAGAGGATAAGATTGGGGAAGGAAAGAATTTACCAGATGACGAAGTTACCGAACCTGAAACAGGAACAACAACCTGTCCACAATGCGGTGAAAATGTAACACCGGAGCAAGGTGAAGAACAGGAGGTCCCTGTTTATGTAAGAGACGAAGATAAACCTAAGTCTAGAGCTAAATATGAAATTTATGGTTCACTTTTTGTCAAAGTTCCATTTTATGCTTTTGATCAGGAAGGTTGTGGTTACGTAGGACTTTATCTTGATAAACCTAAGGATGAGTTAGTAGCAGCATTATGTTATGAAGATGATAAGTTAGATGAGGAACTTGCAAAGAAAATTGAATCTGAGTACATGATTAACGATGATCGTTTTGCAAGAAATGAATATCAATATCCTACTGGTCAAGAGCAAGAAAATGTAACTATGTCGACGTTGATCCAGTATTGGCTTAGACCGTCAAAGTTTAATTTAGAAAAAGATTTCAAGAAACGAGCAAAGCTTCTTAAGGAATTTCCAAAAGGAGCTAAAGTAGTTTTAGTCGGAAGAACTAAAGTATTCATTTCAGCGAAAGGAGAGGAATTAGATAAGCGTTGGACAATAGGAAAATCTGGATTAAGTACTTACATTCACTCTGATCCTTGGTGCCGTCCATTAGTGCCAATTCAGGAGATGAGAAATCAGTTAGATAATCTTATTATGGATACTATTGAACATGGTATTCCTTCAACGTTTGCGGATAGTGAAGTCCTAGACTTTGATGCCTATGGTAAATTTCAAGCATCTCCAGGTTTAATGTTTAAGGCTAAAGCTAGACCTGGAAAGACTTTATCTGAGGGATTTTATACGGAGCAAAAGGCATCTGTTCCACGTGAAGTTGGTACTTATCGGACAATGTTAGATAAGGATGCACAATTCACTGTTGGTTCTTTTCCTTCTCTTTACGGTGGGCCTTCAGAAGGGAAGTCAAGAACATTAGGAGAATATCAGCAGAGTAGACAACAAGCATTACAAAGATTAACACTTTCATGGATCTACGTTGCAGATTTCTACCGAAGGAACATGGATGAGTTATGTCGAATGTATGCTGAAATGATGATTGAGGATGAACATTTTACAAAGATAGACAATAATAATTACATAAGTGTTTGGATTAGAAAATCTAAAATGCAGGGTAAGATTGGTGGAATTGAAAGTGAAGCATCTGATGCATTTCCAATGACGTTGCAGCAGAAGCAAGTATTTTTAACTAAATTCATAGAATTAAATAATCCTCAGATTAATGCTGCATTATATTCA